GCATTGCATAATCATATTATGCTAAACGGATACGTGAATAAACCGCCTATGAACGAAGCAGAAACTATTAAATGGTTAGAGCAATTAGTAAGAAATATAGATATGAAGATTCTCCAAGGTCCTTTTGCCTCTTATGTAATTGCTGAGGGCAACCGAGGGCTAACGGCAACAGTTATGATTGAAACTAGTCATATTGCTCTACATGTTTGGGACGAAGAAGAACCTGCTTTACTTCAGTTTGACCTTTATACTTGCTCAACCTTACCTGTTAAGAAAGTCATTGAAAGCATAGATGAATTCATGGGCCTTAATAAATACTCGTATATGGTTATGGAACGCAGAAATGGTTTTAACGTATTAGAAACTCATACATGTTAAGTTGGGCTGCTTTAATTATATCTTTATTGGCTTGGTTTACTGCTTCAATCGCCCTATGTATAGGCGTATGGATATATTTCAAAGGTCCAAAAATAGCAGAGTTAAACATAGACGACTTATATGATGCCTTGCTGGAACAGAATGATAATAATATATTATTTAAGGACGAACCTTTTGAGGACGATTAGTCTTTCCAATACTTATAGAAAGTAAAAGCAATATACCAATGTAGGAAGTCAAATGAAATACTTTGGTCGAATTTGCAGTAGAAAATCCCAAACCCCCACCTATCAGACTTTCCTTTAAAGATTTTCATTTCTCTCCTTTCCTATTCTTCTCTAATTCTCTTACAGCCCGCTCTTCTTGAACCATTGCTAAGGTTAGAAAATATCCAATACCATCTACAACATTATCTACCTTAGGCGTATTTGTTTGGCGGCTTATTTTAATACCAACCATACATAAGGCAACTTGTTCAGCCGTTACTGGAACTCCTAAAATTGCTTCCCATATCTTTCCTGCTCGAGTAAAGTCATCTAAAGGGTGGCCATAAGTATCTTGCCTATCTCCTGTTACTAACTGAGCCGCATAAGCAGCAATATCTCTTGGGTCATTCATAATCTTGGAATACTCCAATCATTAGTTTGCGTAAAGGACATAGGGACTATTCCTGCTGGCATATCTTTACCACCGCTTAATTCAGTAAGCGCCCATACTAGCGCATCTAAGCGGTCAGGAGAATCGTTTGAATCGGGCGTCCAAATAACTAATTGGTCTTCTAATTTAGGAAAGGCTCCAGCATGATGGACTCGGCCTTGCTCGTAAAGTGCTGAGACTGGTTCGGCTCGTACACGTTTACCTCTTGAAGCAGTTACTTTCTTAACAGGAACGTTAGCATCTACTTGTTTTAGGACTAGAACTACCATATCGCCTCCGTTATTTGTTTCTGCAACTATCTTGTCGGCTTTCCAATCTGTATAAGCATTTACTGCTTGCCTCGCCCAGTTATCAGGACTTGCCCTTATAGTTCTATCATCTAAAACGTAATAATGTTTATCTCTGCTGATACCTGCAACAATAATTCCAGTTTCATCGCTATCTTCACCGGAAGTTACGGCTGGGTCAATAGCAACAACTATTCTTTGTAAATCAGGTATCTCATCTTTTCTAACTCTAGTTTTTTCTATCATTCCCCTTGTCCATAACGCGCCTTCTACCTCTTCTAGCATTTCGCCATATAACTCTTGGCGACCTGTTCTAGTTCCTGCGTATCTATTTTCTAATTCTGCGAGCGCGGCAGGTGCTAAGTTAGCAGCGTTATCAAAAGTACTACCTCTAGTAACAACAACTGAGCCATCTTTACGAGTTAATAAATCTCTAAGTAAGGCCGTAGGTTTAGGAGTTGTAGTAATAATAGTTTTTGGCTTAGTACCTAAGCGAAGGCCGAATTGCATTTGCGTCCATACATCGTCATATCTAAAAGAGGCTAACTCATCTACCCAAGCCCCATGGTGCTGAGGTCCGCGAAGGCGGTCAGGTTCATCTCCTGAGAATAATTTAATACGGCTTCCATTAGTTAAATTTATTTCACCTTTAGTCGAGTTATAGCCACCTTTAGCCTTAAGCATTTGGTATCGCTCTGCTACCTTCAGTAAGCCTGATTCACCTTCAGCGCAAACATCTCTGGCATCTCCAAAGGTTGGGGCTAATACTGCCCACCTCGTGTAATCATTTTTACAAGCCTGATAAATTAACCATTCAGCGGCTGTCCTAGTCTTTCCTGCTCCGCGACCTGCCATGAATAGCCAAGTGTTCCAATCACCTTCAGGTTCTAATTGAGCGTGTCTTGCCCACTTATCACTCCACAGGTATCGTGCTATCGCCTGCTCGTTCGGCAAGGACTTTTCTGAGTTCTTCAACGGCCGCATCAATGTCCCCTCCGCCTGAATAAATAGTCATTTCAGACTTACTATCAATCTTAGTAGGCGCGTCTAAGCCTAGTAGTTTTGCCCTGCGTTCCATAATTCTTAATGTGGTGGACGCGCTCGCTGGATTACCAGTCCTAATAGCATCATTGTAAAATCTAGTCATCATTCGGTCTAGGCGCTCTAACTCTTGTTGCCTAATCTCTTCGGCTGGCTCTCTTAAGGTTCGGACTAAAGCCCTTGAGTAAGCATTGTAAGCCGCACCTGCGCTGGCATAGCCAACTTCCTTAGCAATAGTTTCCCAAGGCAGACCAAGTAAGCGCCCCTCTAAGACTTTACGCTCTCGGTCTATTACTTCAGGGTCAATTCCCTTAGTGTTTGCCATTCGTTTTTACTCCTATGGTTTTAGTAATAGTATCAAAAATCAATCAGAAATCAATTTTAGGAACTCATGCCGCGTTTCGGGTTCAGCCCTGAAACTACCTAGCATTACAGAAGTAACCATCTCTCCAGTTTTTCTTACTCCCCTATTGCTCATACAGGTATGGTGAGACTTAATTACTACTCCAACTCCTGAGGCGGCTACATGGTCTTGAATAGCGTGGGCAATATCGCTTGTAAGCCTTTCTTGGACCTGTAAGCGTTTAGCAAAGGTATCAACTACTCTAGCCAATTTACTAAGTCCTACTACCCTGCCTGTTGGAATATAACCTACTGCGGCTACGCCCCTAAATGCCAACATATGGTGCTCGCACATACTTACAAAAGGAATATCTTTGAGGATAATCATTTCATCGTATGGAACATCAAAGGTCGTTCCTAGCATGGTTGCTGGGTCTTCCTGATAACCTGTCGTCATCTCTTTCAAGGCTTTAATTACTCGCTTAGGAGTATCTTTCAGTCCATCTCGGTCAGGGTCTTCTCCTAAAGCCCTTAAAATCATTTTTACGCCGACTATGGCATTATCGTCTGAGTCAAGCATCAATGCCCCCTACTTTGTCCCCATGCGATTACATGGAGCCTTGTTGATAAATTCCAGCCTTTTTCTACTACCGCGTCAGCCAACTTTACTACATTAGCAAGATGAGTTTTAGGGTCAGCCCCTTCAGGCATAATCCATATTGCTTCTCTTGGTATTTTATAGATACGGGCTATATCTAGTACTTCATTAAGGTCGGAAGGTATTTGGCAAACAAACTTAAATACCGCTTTGCCGTCCCAAGCCAATTCAGAGTAAGCGTTCATAGCCTCTAGGCGTATTCTGTCCTTAAAACTATCTCCAGCATGGCCTAACTTAGGACTAATAGTAAAAAGATTTACCGCATTTATGTAATCTTCTCTCGGAGGCAAAGTTCCGTTACTTTCTATCTCGAAATCAACCATTGGCATTAGGGCTTTTAGATAAACTATTCCGCGCTGTTGGAGCGAAGGTTCGCCTCCTGTAACTATTAGGCGGTCTACTACCATCTTATCTATCTCTTCAACAACATCAGAGCATAGGATTTTTTTACTTTCTACGCTTCGGTCGTACTTAGTCCAGTCCCATGAATAAGGAGTATCGCACCAACTGCAAGCCAAGTTACAACCCGCCAGCCTTAGAAATCCTACTAAGCGACCAGTATGAGGTCCTTCGCCTTGAATCGTTGGTCCAAATATCTCATTAACATTTAACGAGCGTACTTGTTTTTCTTCTACTGTCATGGGCGGTAGATAGCAGAATTAGCGCCATGCTCGGCTGCTTCAACTTCAATTATCCGACACCTAGGTGAAAAACCTTCTTCGTCTAAAGTAGTTTGGGCTAAATTAAAGGCTAGTTCGGCAAACTTTTCACAGCCTACATCTTTTAATATAATTAAATCAATTACGCCCGCTTGGTGCAACCTTGAGAAAGAATCTAATTCAGGGTCATCTGAGGCTACGACTGTTTTATGGTCGAAAGTATTTTCTAGCCGTTTTTTTAATGCTTTCAGCCCGCCGAAGTCAACGACCCAATTCCTAGAATCTAAATCATCTGACTCAAAAGTAAACTTAAAACTTAATGAATACCCATGGAGAAAATGGCAATGACTATCAAAGGCTTTCCATTGTCTAAACGCACAACTTAGCCCGATTTCATGCCCGTATTTTTTAGTACTTCTATACATTGCTAATCTCTTTAGGGCGCTGCGGTAAACTTAATGCCCGCATAGGATATCTTTTATTCATTTCCTTCTGTAATTTTTTTGCCGACCATTTATAGACGCCATACATGATATTAAAGTACATTATTCCTCTTTTCTATTTCGCCTAAAGCAAACTCTATTCCATTTTCGTACTCGGTAGGGTCAGTTACTTCCGCTACAAGGAACGCTTCAATTCTTTCTACACAAGTGCCGCACCTACCGCAATGGACTGCTCCACCTTTATAGCAAGACCAAGTAAGTTCATAAGGAACTCCTAAGTCATCTCCTAACTTAGCAATATTTGCTTTAGTCTTTTGAATAAAAGGTGCTTCTAAATGAAACGCAGGGTCAGCATGCCCTTCATTACCTTTTACGAAGGCTTCTGATAAAGGTTCAAAAAAGGCAGGGCGACAATCGGGATAGATAAAATGATCGCCAGCGTGAATTCCAGTCGCGACTACTTCAGCCCCTTCAGCAATTCCAATAGCGGTTGCAATACTTAACATCATGGCATTTCGGTTAGGTACAACTGTAATGCGCATAGTTTCTTCTGCGTAATGCCCGTCAGGCACAACAATATCGTCTGAGGTAAGCGAACTTGTCCCGATTAGATGCTTAATTTGGCTTAGATCGACAATAGTTACAAGGGCTTTCAACTGCTCACCAATTTTATACAAGCAGTCTAATTCTTTAGAATGCCTTTGCCCATAGTTAAAACCTACTAAGTGCAGGTCATAGCCTTTAGATTTATAGTAGTAAGCCATAGTGGCGGAGTCCATACCGCCACTAGTTACTAATGTTGCTTTAGCCAATTTAGTTGCCCCCGCGAACTGCTGTGGAGGTCATTTGTAATCCGCCTCTTACTTGCTGAACTGTTGTAGCAGTTACGCTCTTTGGCTTAATTGCTTCGTAGAAATCATCTGCAATTTTCGCTGTAATGGCTTCACCAAACATACCTTGGTCTCTAAAACTCATTAGATAAAGTTTTAAGGATTTACTCTCAACGCAATTTTCGTTAGGAACATAAGTAAGTTCCAATTCGTAAATATCGGGTTGGCCAGTAACAGGGCATAGCGCACATAGTTCTTGAGTTACAAAACTCACCGCTTTTACATTTGGCGCTGGGAATTTTTCTAATTGGTCTGCGGTGATAGAGCCATCTACTTTATTTCCTAAGATGGTTAAGTCTTTAGTTAAATCGGTCATTAGTTTGTCCTTTGTTTTGTTAATCGGGGGTCTTCGACCCGATTATGTCTATTTACTCTCTAACAACTCTTTAATTAACAGACCTGCTGCTACTTTAGAGTCGCTAGGGAATTCTTGTTTCTTTAACGCCATGGCATTTTGCCATTTTTGTTGCGTTTCAATATCTAGAACGGCTACTACCTTATACGCTTCTTCTTCTTGCGTATAGAGTTCTTCGCCATCAGGCATAGTTTC